GTTTCCCAGTCACGATCGAGGAGGAGACTTTCAGAGGGGGTACAAGGGGGGACGGGCTTACTAAACTGATTGGTTCACTTACGGAGGAGGAGACTTTCAGAGGGGGTACAAGGGGGGACGGGCTTACGAATTATGATGCATAGCATCAATAAAATTTCTAACAAAAAATCTAACAAATGGAAAGCAGAGAAAACATAGCTCCGCTCATGTAAATATATACCTCCGTCTCTCTTTCGTTTAATAGAAAGGTCGCTGAAAGCGTTATGTACAAAACTTGGAAACGAGAATTAGCAGCTATGATGCTTATCATCATGTATGGCTATAGTGTATTGGCTTCTTATAACCCAGAAGCTTTTACATCAGTGTTTGAATTACTAGTAACCCCTACCTTTGCTTTTGCTACGGCAGTGTTTGTTACTGATTCGGCGGTTAAGCAATGGAAAAGTTAAATGGATAAAAATAAATTTAAAGATGAAAAAGGAAGATACATTGTTCAAGGACTATTTCTGGAAGATCGGTATAATAAAGACTTGGCTGTATTTACTTTTGATGGAGAAGATAAGGAATATAAGGGAGAGATGTTTATCTCTCTTAAGAAGCGTTTTATTGAGTATGGTGATCCTAATGAATACTTATTTGCCAAAGAGTATTTGTACGACTGGGATCATTGGCAACGCCTGTGTCAAAATAAAATCATTTCTAGACACATTGAGAAGTGGCGTGAAGAGCTTTATAACAGTCTTAGGTCAGAAGGTATCCAAACTCTTATCGACCTTGGCACAGAAGGTAAGAGCTATCAAGCAGCGAAATACTTAGCTGAGTGTGGCTGGGATATTCAGAAGCGTGGACGCCCCTCCAAAGAAGAGATTGAGGGGGAGGTTAAGCGTAGGGCTAATGAACAAGAAGAGTTTAACGAGGGGGTAGTCCTTCTTGAGAAACATAAAGAGAAGAAGAAATGAACCAACCAGCTTGGCTTAAAGAAGCATATAAGAGATTAGATAATATGCCTCAGTCTGGTAAAGATGTCAGAGAGGCAGCAGAGAATGATCTATTCTTCTTTGCTAAGCTTGTGAACCCCGGGTATATGTATGGCAGTATTCATGCTGAGTTATTCAGATGGATTCAAAACTACACCTTGTACGGCAAGGATGATGAGATGGCTAACAATAAGCTCATTATGCTGCCTCGTGCTCATCTCAAGTCTCATATTATTGCTACAGCAGCTGCGTGGTTAGCCACTAGGCACCCAGAGATCACTATGCTTTATGTCTCCGCCACAGCAGAACTAGCTATCTCACAGTTGTATGACATTAAGAATATTCTATCCAGCCCTGTCTATAGGAAGTACTGGCCGGAGTATGTTCATCCAGACGTAGGGAAGAGGGAGAAATGGTCCGAAACAAAGATTATGTTAGACCACCCGCAAAGAAAGCAAGAGGGCGTCAGAGACCCTACTATCGCCGCTGCGGGACTTACAACAAACACAACTGGGTGGCACGCAGACGTTATCTTAGCAGACGACCTTGTGGTCCCAGAAAATGCCTATACACAAGAGGGTAGAGATTCTGTCATTAAGAAAGCCTCTCAGTTCACATCTATTAGGAATACTGGTGGGTTTACTTTAGCGGCTGGTACTCGTTACCATCCCTCTGATATTTATGCTAGTTGGAAAGACCTTATCTACGAAGAATATGATAGTAAGGGTAATTACCTAGGTAAAAGAAAAGTGTGGGATATTAAAGAGTATGCTGTGGAAGAAGACCACATCTTCTTATGGCCCCGTACTGCTAGGGCAGATGGTAAAGCATTTGGTTTTGATCTTAAGTATCTTAGTAGAATTAAAGCTGAGTACTTAGATCAGACACAGTTCTTCGCCCAGTATTACAACAACCCTAACGACCCAGAGTCTAATAGGTTATCAAGAGATAAGTTTCAATACTTCAATCAAAGACTGCTTATTAAAGAGGGGGATGGTTGGTACTACAATAAGAGGAAGCTTAATGTTTATGCAGCCGTAGACTTTGCCTACTCACTGGAGAAATCTGCTGACTACACAGCTATTGTGGTTATCGGAGTGGATTACGAAGGGTATATTTATGTGCTTGATATTGACAGATTCAAGTCTGTTAAAACTATCGAGTACTTCAAACATATTAAAGACCTCCATTCTAAATGGAATTTCAAGAAGATCAATGCTGAGATTACAGCAGCTCAGAAGACTATTGTAGAGAGTATTAAAGACTATGTACGCAAGGATGGGCTAAGGCTTCGTGTAGAAGAGTTTCGTCCTCAGAAGAGAGATGGCAGTAAAGAAGAAAGAATTGCTGCTGTTCTTGAACATAGATATGATAATTTAGATGTATGGCACAAAGAAGGTGGGTGGACACAGGTTCTGGAAGATGAGCTTATTATGTCTCGTCCTCCTCATGATGACCTTAAGGATGCACTAGCTTCTGCTGTATCTATTTCAGTTAAACCAATGAGAAGAATGTCAGAGAAAGTATCTGATTTCTTCGTAACAAATAACAGAAGAACCAGATTTGGAGGGTTCAGTTAATGAAAAATTCAGACGCCGTAATCGAGTTACAGGGTCTTGTACAACAGGATGATCCCTCTGCATGGGTTAGTAATCTGTGGCTTACTTGGGATAACCAAAGGATGACAGCTAAGTCTCTTTGGCTTGAGTTAGATGAGTACATCTATTCGACAGATACCACTACCACAGCTAACAAGAGCTTGCCGTGGACACACACAGCTAGGAACCCTAAGCTTACGCAAATTAGAGATAACTTACACTCTAACTATCTCTCTTCGTTATTCCCTAACGATAAGTGGCTACAATGGCAAGCTTACACAAGAGAGGCTGCTAAAAGAGAAGTAGCTAAGACAATCACTTCTTATATGGACAATAAGACAAGAGAGGGTGGATTTAGAGACACAGTAAGCCTTCTGTTGTATGATTATATCGACAGAGGTAATGCTTTCGCAATGCCCTCTTTTGAGACTAGATATAAGAAAACAGAGACAGAGATGGTGACAGATTTTATTGGTCCCAAGGCTGTTCGTATTCGACCTGAAGATATTGTCTTTAACCCCACCGTAGCTGATTTTGAAAATAGTCCTAAGATTGTACGTAGCTTGGTTACTTTAGGTCAGCTTAAGAAGATGTCTGACACACACCCAGACTATGCTTTCTGGAAAGATGTGTTAGATCGTCGTAAAGCTATTTCGTCTGCTGCTCAAACCTATTCTTCGGATGATTGGGAAAAAGCTCAGATGTATAATATTGATGGGTTTGGTAACTTACAAGAGTACTATATCTCAGACACAGTGGAAGTTCTAGAGTTCTATGGGGACTACCACGACAGTACCACTGGTGAACTTATGGTTGATCAGATGATTACCGTTGTAGATAGGTCTTACGTTGCAAGAGTGGTGAACATTCCTACATATAGTGGTAAAGCACCCATCCGTCATGTTGGTTGGAGAAAGCGTTCTACGAACCAGTGGGCACAAGGTCCTCTCGACAATCTTATTGGTATGCAATATCAGATTGACCACTACCTCAATATGGCCTCTAATGCTTTAGATTTGAAGGTTATGCCCCCTATTAAGGTTATCGGGGATGTAAATCAATTTGATTGGGAGCCAAGAGCAGAGATTCATATTGACGAAAACGGGGACGTGCAAGAGATGGCTCAACAGTTCGGGGATATTTCCGTGTGTTTAGAGTTTATCGCACAACTTGAAAATCGAATGGAGATGTATGCAGGTGCCCCTAGAGAAGCTATGGGTATTCGTACCCCGGGCGAGAAGACTGCCTTTGAAATTCAAGCACTAGAGAATGCTGCTGGGAGAATCTTCCAAGAAAAAATTAATCAATTCGAAATCTTTCTAGAACAAGTATTGAATGATATGCTTGAAGAAGCTCATAGAAATATGGACTATATTGATATTATTCGAGTTCTTGATGATGACTTAGGTGTGGAACAGTTCCAAGAGATTGACAAAGAATCTATCACAGCTAATGGTATTCTTCGTCCTGTTGGTGCTAGGCACTTTGCCCAAAAAGCACAAGAGCTACAAAACTTAACCGGTGTATTCAACTCACCTATCGGCGAGATTATTGCTCCTCATACTTCTTCTATTGCTCTATCAGAGTTTATTGGGGATGTGGTTGAGCTTCGTAGTTATAATATCTTCCAGCCTAACATTGCTATTTCTGAACAGCAACAGATTGAACAGCTTGCTAGTCAGGCACAAGAAGATAACGAAAGAATTGGTATGATTAATACCGAAGAGCTTGAAGTTGAAGCTATGATGCAACAAGGAGAACAAGGTGAAGACATCCCTGTGGAGTAATTTACATAAGGACGAGAAGGATATTCTTATTAAGGAATTTAATTCTTGTCCTACTCTACGAAGACGTTTAATAGAAATGTTGCAAGAAAGAATTGATAATTTAGTGGTGGTTATGACTAACGAAGAGCTTATGTTAGAGCCTAATTGGCCTATTATTCAGGCCCATAAAGCTGCTAGAATTAATGAAATGAGAAAATTAATTGGATTATTAGAAAAATAATTTGTGACAAATCGACTGTTTTTTCGGTATATATAAGTAAGGGTGTTAGAGATGTATAATAAATATTAGTATATTAATAATACTCACACACATATACAGAGGATAATTAGAGGCTATGACGATAGCTATACCCTTCTTACTCCTCGGAACGAAGTGTTTTAGTGTGATGACTCTCACTTCGTTTTTATTCTGCTTCTATAGTTTAATGTTAGAACCCCTGTTTTGTAATCAGGTAGTCGGGGTTAGAGTCCTCGTAGAAGCTCCAATTTTAGGATAGTTATGAAACATAAACCTAAGTTTAAAAAACTATCAACAAAACAAAAAACAGTTGTTACGAACAAGACCCCCGCAGGATCGTGACTGGGAAAC